AACATAACTACCAAAAAGTCCTAAAGGCACTTGAGCTTCGTCGTGACATAGAAAAGAGCATCACGGACACTAACGTGGCCCGCTCTGGCTCTGAGCCACGCAAGTCAGCTTCACTGATGACTTGGATCACCAACGGCTCTGTTGGTGCAGGTTCAGGCGCATTCTCAGCCGGTACAGGCACAGACACGGTCACCGATGGTGACGACCGTGCGTTGACGCTCGCGTTGATTGAGGACGGCATGCAGGATGCGTGGACAGACGGCGGAAACCCATCAATGATGCTGGCTTCTGCTACTAACCGCGCAAACTTCTCTGATCTGTCAGCGACAGGAAACCTCGTTTCCAATGACGTGAACATGACTCAGGCCAAGGAAGTCTCCTATGTGGGTTCAACTTCGATTTTCTTAACGGATTTCGGCAGCGTCTCGGCGACACCTTCTCGGTTCATGTCCAACGACAAGATGTTCCTCCTCGACCCTGAGTTTGCATCACTCTGCACACTCAACGGTCGTAACTTCCAAGAGAAGGATATGGGCGACACAGGTGACTCACAGGCCACGATGCTCATTACTGAGTGGGCGCTCAAGGTTCTGGCACCAAAGGCACATGCAGGTATCTTCGACCTGTCAGGTTCCTAAGACTAACGAGGGGGCGGGCAACTGCCCCCTCTCTTTTTAAGGGGAAAGCATGAAACGCTATCTTTACACCGACCCGCACACAAGGAAGGAAGTCTCGATGGAGCAGGCCAGCGATGGCACAACCATCATTCATCAGAAGCAGCGGTTTGACGATCTACTCAAAATCAACAAGCAGATGTCCGGCGAGTCCAAAAAGGGCGAGATGATCGGCAACACGCAGCGTCACATGCAGCATGTGGCTGAAATACCGAATGTCGTGTATAATCACCTTTTACAGACGCTAGGCACACCGCGTGAAAATCCAAAGGCGTGGAAGGCTTGGTTGAACGACCACCAAAACCGAGACTTTAGGACAGGCGGCGGACGGATATGAGCATAAGCACCTACAGCGAGCTAAAGACGGCCATCGCCAACTTTTTGGCGCGTGATGACCTAACCGCTCAGATACCTGACTTCATTCGGCTTGCCGAGGCGCGTGTAAGCCGTGAGCTTGAGACGCGGGAGCAGGAGAAGCGGGCCACGGCTTCGCTGGAGGTTGGGGACGAGTACATCGCGCTGCCCACGGATTTGCGCGAGGTGCGTGAGGTAAAGCTCAACACCAACCCGATAACGGTTTTGGAATATCAAAGCCCACACGGCTTGGACAAGAGCTACTCAAGCACCGGGAACGGCAGGCCCAGAGCCTACAGCGTTGTCGGCTTGGAGATGAAACTGCGCCCCGTGCCAGACACAGCATACACGGCTGAAATTGTCTACATAGGAAGCCTGCCGGCACTGTCTGACACAAACACGCCGATTGCGTTCACGCGCCACCCGGATTTGTATTTGTACGGGGCTTTGACGGAGGCTTACACATACCTGCTTGATGAAGCCAGATCGTCACAATACGACTCAAAATTTGGTCGCATCATCGCAGAAATTAAAGTTGACGAGGAGCGATCTCATTACGGCGTTGGGTCGCTCGCCATTCGGTCCGATTATCAACGCCAGCAAGCAGCAGCGGAGAGTTAAGCAATGTCTGCAATGTCGAACTACCTTGAGAACGAAATTCTCGATCACATCCTTGGGACCGGCTCGTACACTATGCCATCGGCAGTCTACATTGGCCTGTCCACAGGATCATTCGGAGACGGTAATACCGGCACGGAATTGACCGGCTCCGGCTACGCCCGCGTGGCGGCTACGTTTAACGCGGCAGCATCAGGAACCGCTGACAACGCCTCGGCCATCCAATTTGCGGCGGCAACCGGCTCTTGGGGCAGCGTCTCGCACTTTGGTGTTTTCGATGCGGCATCATCCGGCAACCTGCTGATCCACGGCGCGTTTTCCGCTGCAAAGACAATCGCCTCTGGCGACATTCTCAAGATTGATGCGGGTGACCTCGACATCAGCGCCGACTAAGGGGGCGTCCTGTGGCGACACTTGAGCAGCTAGATAATTGGGGGACGATGGACAACATCGACTCCTTTGGCACGTTGGAGCAGTTAGACAACCTGACGCTCCAGCAGCCGACTGCTGCTGTATCAATAGCCGCCACAACATCCGCGTCACTCAAGCGCATATTGCACTTTGTTGCCTCTGTAACCGGCGCGGCATCTGTCGCGGCTTATGCCTCGTTTATTGCTAGGTTTGCGGCGTCAGTGTCCACCGCCATTACAACCTCGGCATCGGTTCTCCGCATCCGGCCATTTGACGCCACCGCGTCAATCGCGGTGACCACGTCAGGCGCATTGATCCGCATTCGTTCTGCCGCTGCCGCTATTTCGGCGGTTATAACAGCGGTCAGCGGCAACGCCGTCACGTTTGTAATGTCGTCATCCATTACCGCCTTGATTACTCAATCAACGCGAGCCAAGGTGCTTGGAGAAGAGTGGACAGAGGCGGCTGCCGGGTCTGAGACTTGGTCAGATGTCGCGCGAGGCAATGAGACGTGGACAACAACTACAACCGGCAGTAAAAGGTGGGCAGTGAAGTGATCCCTTTTGGCGAATGGCTACCAGATCAGGCCGACCTACTAAACGCTGGAGTTACCGTGGCGACTAACGTGCTGCCTGCGGCTAACGGCTATCACTCTATGAACAGCTTTGTGCCGTACAGCAATGCTGCCACCGCAACGATCAAGGGCATCTTTGCGGCGAAAGACAACGCCTCAAACACTAAGCTGTTCGCTGGCGATGCGACAAAGCTGTATCTCCACGCCTCAGTGGACAACGACCTAGACGACATCAGCAAGGCCGGGGGCTACACGCTGACCGACTTTGAGCGGTGGCGCTTTGTGCAGTTTGGCGATGACGTTATTGCGGCAGGCGGTGTCGGGGAGACGCCTCAGAAATTCGGACTTGGCACGTCAAGCGCGTTTGCCGACCTTGGCGGCACCCCGCCGAAGGCTGACTTCATTGCGGTGGTGCGAGACTTTGTGTGGCTCGCCAACGTGGACACTGGCTCTGGGCGTGTTCCATATCAGTGCTACTGGTCAGGGTTTAACGATCCGACAAGCTGGACCGCAGGCGTAAACCAGAGCGATTTTCAAAACCTGCCGGACTCAGGCGCTATCACCGGGCTAGTCGGCGGAGAGTACGCGACAATCCTGACAGAGCGAGCCATCTTTCGGGCCACCTACACAGGACCGCCACTGATCTGGCAATTTGACAAGGTTGTGTCTGAGCGCGGGTGTGCGTTCAAGGAGTCAGTCTGCAACGTGGGCGGTTTAGTGTTTTTCCTAGCAAACGATGGCTTCTACGCATTTGATGGGCAACGCGCCACGCCCATTGGGTCGGAGAAAGTTAACGAGTTTTTCAAGAATGATTTTGACTCTAACTATGACTACCGCATGAGCGCCTCTGTTGATCCGATCAATGAGGTGGCAATGTGGTCCTACACGTCCACGCAGTCACCGTCTGGACAGCCGGACAAGATCATCATGTACAACTACACGCTGAACAAGTGGTCTCTGGCCGAGGTTGAGGCTGACCTGCTCGCGCCTATGTTCTCTTCTGGATACACGGTTGACGGCCTCGACAATCTATCGGCCACTGTTGATGGTCTCAGCATCCAGCTAGACAGCCGGTTCTTTAAGGGCGGGCAGTATTTCTTCGGCGGTGCGTATGGCAACAAGATTTACACCTTTACGGGCGCACCGCTGACGGCAACTATTGAGACCTCAGAGGTGCCGGTGTCTATGGGCAAGAACTCCATCGTCACGCGCGTTTACCCGTACTACGAGGACGGCACTGTCTCAATGGCTGTCGGCACCAGAAACACACAGGCGAGCCAGCATGTTTTCACCAGTGCCGTCTCACCCAATGACGCAGGGTTTGTCCCGTTTCGCTCACAGGGCCGCTACCACAGGGCGCGGATGACGCTGTCTGATGGGTGGTCAAAGGCGCTGGGCATTGATATTGAGGCGCGGGAGATCGGTCGGCGATGACGATAGCGCAGCGCACAACCAACTTTCGCAGGCTGAACCCTGTCACCGCTACTACACGCGAGATCGCCGAGTTGCTCAATCGCACCATTGACGGAGGTTTAAACAGTGTTGGATATGGGACGCTTACAGCAAGCACTACAGAGACAACGGTTGCCGACCCACGCTATTCAACGGAGAGCGTGGTGTTCTTTACCGGCTACGGCGAGTCGCTGCACCACAGCGATCCGTATGTTAAAACGACAAGCACAAATGGCAGCATTGTTATAGGGCATCTGAACCACGGTCATGACATCGACTTTGCCTACCTTATTATCGGCTGACGACAGAGCCGTACACGAATGGAACCGCTGCAAGCGCTGGATCGGTGACGCGCTTGAGTATGCTGGCGGATCACACACAATGGACGATGTGGCGCAAGCCGTGTGGTCTGGGAAAGCCCAATTCTTTCCACTGCAAAAGTCTGCTATAATCACCGAAATAGTGGACTACCCGCAGAAGGCTATGTGCCGGATATGGCTCGCGGGCGGGGACTTGGACGAATTGATGGACGCAGAAAAGTCTATTGCGTATTGGGCAAGGACGCAGGGATGCGACGGAATGGAGATCGTGGGCCGAAGGGGCTGGTCTCGTCAACTGAAAGACTACCGCCAGAGCGCGGTTGTATTGATGAAGGATTTTAGCAATGAGTAAAGGCGGCGGACAGA